CGGGTAGACGACGGAGCTATTCTGATCGGTTGTGCGGTTCACCAGCGTGTCGTGGTTGTTCCAGCGCGCCGTCGCCTGAATCGAGGCTGCGTTGTTCGGACTCGCGTTCGGATCATTGGATAGTTGAACCGTGACGTTTCCGGTTGCGGCGGACGAGGTGTAGCCAACACCACTGCCGCTGAAATTCAGAATCAACCCCACGCCGCCACCAGCATAGGTCGTGATGTTGTGCGGGACCAAAGCGACGGGGGACGCGATCGTGCCGGCCGGGGCGCCGGGGACCGGCGTGCCGGTGGCAACGGAAAGAAAGAGGGGGATGGTCGACATGGTGGTTGTTCCTTTCCTTCTGGCTCAAAGCCCGGGCGTGCCGTAAACGGCTCGCGGATCCGTGAACCCAGGGATGTACCGTTCGGTGCTTTTGAAACGCATCGAGTCGGTCTCGAAGTCGCCCTCCATTGAGCGCTTCAGCGGCCGGCGCATCATCAGCTTCAGCCCTTCGGGCGCGTCCGTGTTGATCCACCAGGCCGTGTTGCTGGTCAGGCGGGACATATTGTACTGCCCCTCCTTCAACAGGCTCATGGACAGCACGGGGTTCACGTCGTTGAGGTTGCCGCCGGTGCGCAGCGAGGTTTTCAGGATCACCTCGGCCTGCATCACGTTCGCGGGTGCGCAGGTGATCGCCCGCGGCATCAGCCGAATGCGCTTGCCGTTGTTGTCCACCGCCTGACGGATTTGCACCAACATTTGCTCGACGCTGGTCTGGCTCATCGCCGCCGCCGTCGCCAACACGTTCGAGAACACCCCGTTCACGATCGGATGACTGGTCGAGTTCAACGCGACGCGATCGCCACCGGTGTAGGACGGGTTGAACGCGCGGTTCAGGATGTTCGCGCATAGCGTCTCTTTGGTCTCGATCAGAGACTGGCTGAGATGCTTCGCGTAAACCTGACCGATCCGGATATGGTCGCCGTCCTCCACCAGCACCTGAGTGAGCGCAAAAGCCAAGCCCCACACCCGATACTGGTACCGCTGCATGAACAGCGTGCCGCCATCCTGATAGGTGACGGGTGCACCGTCGGGCAACTCCGGCGCCGCCGAGAAGCCATACAGCACCGGCTCTTCGTGGTAGTTCCGGGGAACGCCCGTCTGCTCACGGAACGGGCCGCGCCATTCGTCGACGCGCTGTTCGTACACGCCATCGAAAGTTTCGTTCAGGATGGGTTCTACCACAGCGCGAAAATCGGAACTACGCATTACCATCGGATTGTCCTTTCGTCAGTGAGGCGAGAGCGTTGTTACGGCTCAGCCGATGGAAGCGAACCGGCTCGCGCCGATCTGTGGGTTGGCGATCGTAAAGATCGCATCAGTGAAAGCGTCGCCGATCGTGCTGCCCATGCCGGGGAAGAACTCGATCAGGTTCAACTGCCCGAACTGGCCGGCCACAACCGGGGTTGCTGCCACGGTGCAGGCGCTGATGCCGGTCCCGACGTTGCCGTTGCCGAGGTTTGCCACGGTGAAATTGAACTGGGAGCCAAGCGCGACCTGGTTAATCGGACCATCGGCCTGGATTTGCAGGCGAACGGACGGGATCCACAGCGGAAAGATGTAGACGCTCATCTCGTAGTTGGGATCGTAGTTCATGCCCGCTGGCCAGAACGGCGATACCGTCGGGCGGCTTCCAAGCGGGGTGAAATCCACGCCCTGGAAAATGCCGTAGATGGCATCGGTTGCCGCGGTGACCGGCACCAGCGTCCCCGTTGTCGGGTTGATCTTGACCGGCTGGCCCGCAAAGATGTTCGAACCGAACTGGTTCGCAATACCGTTCGGAATACGCTGCGGACGCGGGTCGGGACCGGACTGGTCCCCGATGATGTTGACGCCATAGGGCGACGAGGTGGTTGCCATATCTGCTCACTCCACGGTGTTTCTGCCGTGGGCCGATCAGATGAGGGAGCGTCCTTGGTTTAGAAGGAAAGCACCGGCATCGGACGGGCCCGTTGAACAATCTCGGCCGTCCCGTTGCCAATTTCCGTCACACGAGCTCCCTGCTGCTCCGCGCGCTGCCGCATCAATTCCGTCTGACCGCGAAGCTTTTCTTCTTCGGCCAACGGCAAGGTGTGGTGCATCGCTTTCATGTACTTGTTGTACTGGGAGATCGTGATCCGGGCCGCCACCATCTCGCCGACGCAAACGTAACCCGCATACTCACCGGAATGGGTGGCGATTCCTGACCATTCAGGATGGTCGGAAAGGGTGATCAGCTCGTAGCCGATCGACCGCCGCCAGTGAATGGTATCGCGCGAGTTCGTCGTGGTCAGCCAACAGACGTGGTAGCCATCTTGTCTTGGCAATGTGGGAAGGACCGTTTGATGCTGCGTATCCAGGAACAGCGAAAGACGTTCATCCTCCAGCTCCTCCCGATCGTCGTCGGCATCGATTCGATTCCTGGTTTGGTCATCGATAACATGGTCGTCGAACGTTTGACGCGTCGCAGTCGCACGGCTCGGCTGAACCTGGGAACGCTTGCCGCGCCCACCTTCTGCCACTCCAAGCCGGTCTTCTGTTCCGTCGTCGCTCATGCCCAACTTCGTCCTTTGTTATCGTACTGCGCTGGCGTTTTGCCGGTCGAAATCGTGGTAACCCTTGATCAACCGGTTGTAGCGGCCGCGGTCGAGGATGCCGCCGTCTGAAGCCATGACACCGACCTCGATCATCGCTTGCTTTCTGTCGGGCGTAATCATCACCCGATTATTTTGGGGCGCCGGAGAATTGCCCTGCTGCGATCCGCCGGCGACCATCGGCCCGCGGCGCTCCGGCGCCTGCTGCGGCGGCATCTGTGTCTGGCGCGGCATCGGTCGCGTCTCCTGGCGCTGGTTGGACGCGTTGTCGAAGCGATGAGGGAGATAGCGCGCTGCCCGCGCTTCGAGTTCGTTCCAATAGGCATCCGTGCGCGGGTCGAACCCCTCGCTGGCGACCTGATCGTCGAGGCGCAGAATGATCTGGCTGTCCATGTCCTTGGTATCGTGCGGCTTATACCAAGGATTGGCTTCCGCAAAATCATCGACACGGTTTCTTATCTCGACGGGCAATCGCGCAAGCTGGGGCGTCACTTGAAACTGTTGCGGCTGCGTTTGCGGCTGTTGGCGTGGAGCCGCGATCGCCGCTTCGAGATTACGCTTCTGGGCCGCGAGCGCTTCGGCGTTGCGGACCGCCGCGTCCCGCGCATCGAGCGCGGCCTCAAAAGACTCAGGATCCTGGTTGGCCAACGCGTCTTTGAGGCGCTGGCGAGCAAGTGTGGCTTGGTGCTGATACGTCTGCACCTGCCGATCCAACTCCCGCACCTCGGAAACCCGGCGGGCCTGATCGATCTCGGAAAGCCTTGGCTCGATCTGACCCATCGTCTGGGTGATGAGAGCCATTTGCTCGCGAAGCTCTTGGTTATCCTGCTCGATGCGGGAAAAATGCTCACGCTGCCGGCGGGTTCTTTCCGCCCTGCTCAGGCGGGGACGGCGATCGGGTTGCTCGGTCGATGCTTGGTTTTGGGATGCGGCCTCATGCCCGTACTCGACTTCGTGGCGTGGCTCGGCGTCGATCCGCTCTTCGTGCAACGGCTGGCCATCATCGTCCGTCTCCACGACGGTTAAATTTGGCTCCTGGTTTCTTTCGTCAGCGCGCCGGTTTTGCGGTTGACCGCGCTCCGTGTTCGCGACGCCGGGTGGCAGATCGCTGGCGACGGAAGTTTGGCCGCCGTAGGACAGGTCGTCGTTGTCCTCGTCATCCATCTCGTCGACAATCTGGGCGCCGCTGTGCCGGTCCATTAGAAGAACGCCCTCTCAGCAAGGGCCGCTTCGGCGTCCGGGTACTTGCCGAGCAGCTGATTGTGCTTGAACTGGGCAAAGTGCACGTAATCCGTGACCTCTGTTTCCTGCCGTTCACCCCGAACGATTTCGAAGTCCTTGCGCCGGTACGGCCGGGACATGCGATCGCCCTGGTATTTGGGGATGCGGACGAAATCGCCGACCGCGCACCAGTCGCCTTCGGGCCACGGCGAGCCGTCCCGCTGCCACTTGAAAGCCATGGGGCCGATGGCGATCACCTTGGCGACTTGGGTGTTGTCGAATTCGGTGCGCCTGTCCTCGCTGCCCAACTCGATATGCCCGGCAGAGCGCAGCTTCGGCACGCGGATCATCACCAGGATGTAGTCGCCCATCGGGATCAAGCGAGGATCGACGTTCGGGAAAGCTTCTTCAACCGAGTCGTATCCGAATCCCACGGAATTGTTCGCCGGCAAGGACGCACGGCCTAACGCGTTGGGCATGAACAGCTTGCCAGCATTGGACGGATCGTCGAAGTGACGCTCGGCCTGATCGGCGATTGCAATCGCGCGCAGAGCGGCGGGGCCGGCCATCAGCGATCAATCCTCATCATGTGTGTCGACCTCTTTCAAGACCTTCTGGAATTCCGTCAGGGCAATTTCGAGCCCAAGACGCTGGCCTTTGATCAGCGCGTACTTATGGGAGTCACCAAGTGGAACGCTGAACATCGCTTCCACGTTTTCGCGGAGCTTGCGCTCGATCAGTTGCTCGAACCTTGTGCCTGCCATGGCGCAATCCATGACGGCGCAAGCGACACTGCGCAACAAGCCATTGTGTTGCTGGGGGTTTACGGGGTATTGTCAGGGGTATGTAGGGTTATCAGGCGGTTGAAGGTGCAGAAAGGGGGGAGTAGGGATGCTGGCACAGTCACTCGCGAGGACAAGGATGTCAGAATCGGCCACCACATGGCTTTCCCGCAAGGAGGCCGCGCGTTTTTTGGCGCAAATCGGCTGCCCGATTTCCCCGAAAACTCTCGAAAATCTCGCTTTGAACAATAACGCGGGGAAGGGGCCACCTTTCACCCGCGTTCGCAAATACGTCCGGTACGATGCCGCCGACCTTCGGGCTTGGGCTGAAAAGTCAGCCGTGAGGGTAAACTGAGATGGGGACCCCTCCGTGCCAATGATGATGAGACATCTACCCCCTGGGCGTTTTTGTGCTCAGCTTTCGTCGCGTGGACCAGGAATCAGTAGGTCTTCCGCTCGTTGTTCTTGATCAGCACGTCCTTGCGCACAGGGCCGTCGCCGTGCGGATTGTCCATCAGGTCGGTGTGGCCATATTTATGCCGCTGCTGCATCCGCAAAGGGGGCTTCGGTTCCGCACCGGGCGGGCGACCGCGTTCGCCGTTCCTCGAATGGTTGGTCTCGGGCTTCGCCATGATCTGATCCTCGGTTCGGGGTGTCGTCTACCGACGACCCTACTCCGTCATCACTGGAATATCCAGCGGTTCGAACTCGACGGGATCGTGCTCGGAAAACCCCGGCCAGTTTGGAGCCAGCACCCTTGGCGCCGGCGGCGCCGAAGTCGCCCACGGTTCCGGAACCGGCTGCCCCACATCGCGCCGCAACAACATCCTCGCGAGGTCCGGCGCAACCTTGAGCGAGCGATAGTTGCCGTGAAACAGGAAGCGGCGCGTCGGGACTTCACCGGTAGTCCGAAATTTCCACACTCCGGAACCCGTCAGTTCAACCCACGTTCCCGCCCATATGCCACCCTCGCAAAACACGTCTCGGTGGTAGAGCAAAGCGAGATCCATCGACAGTTTTTGCGCTTCGGTCGAGTGGTGTTCGTAGAGCGCCTCGGTCCGCCAGTGCTCGGCAATCTCAGGTTTGCGCCGATCGACGACCTCGCGGCTGCCAGGCGATGCTTCTGGCACCCTCAGCATCGGGTGCAGCCGTTCGAGTCGCGCGATGCTGCTGCGTCTCATGTCCGCGACATACTTTCGCCGTTTGTGAACGTCGTTGATTTTCCGGCCGCCAGATGGTCAGCGGAAATATCCAACGCCGTCTCGTTGTCCTGCGCCGTCGTGTTCTCTTTGGTTTGAGCCGCGATCTGCTGGCCTTCCCGCGTCGCCTGTACCCGGTCTGCCGCGATCGCATTTGCCTGCGCCTGCAACTCAGCTTTCGATTGCTGAGCAACTGCCGTCAAATGAGCATCGGTCTGGTCGGCCTGGGCCTTGCGCGCGGTTTCCGCGGTCGCGGCTTGCACCGCGGCAGTGGCGGGGTCCATCGGCGGCTTCGGCATCAGTTGAGACAGCATCTGACCGGCTTTCATCAGCACGGGCAGCACCTGCGCCATCGCGACACCGACCCGCTGCATGGCGGTCTGGCTCGCCTGCGCCAGAACCCGATCGTACTCCATCCTCACCTCGGGATCTGGCGTCAAAAGATCCTCGATCTTTTTGCCAATCCCATTCGCCGCCTCAAACACCAACTGCTGCACGGTTTCGCTGTAAAAGTGCACGATGTGCTGGTTAGCATGCTGGATGGCGGCGGGAAGGTAAATGGGGGCCAACATGGGGTTGCTCCCCAGCACAGGGTTGCCGATGAAGTCCAGCAGTACCTGCAGGTGCGCCAGATGATCCTGGCCGGGGAACACCGCTACCGGCTTCCCCATTGCCATCGCCATGTTCTCGGCAACCGCGTTCACGTCCTGTGGTTCTGGCTGCTGGACCAACAGCGTTTCGGGGTCCGGCCATTTGATCAGCTTCAAGCCCGCCAGTTCCACGGCGCGTGCGTTCCACATCGCCGGATTGATCACCATCCGCTGCTGAATGTAGTTCAACTGGTTGAACCGCTGCGTTTCGGAATAGATCGTTGGCTGCGAGACTGGCTGCACGCAACACGGCCCCTCGTAATCCCGGCGCCGAACCAAGATTTCCTGCCCAGCCGCATCGACCTTCAATGATTCCGGCAGATACAGCCGGTTCAACCGGTGCAGCCCTTTCAGCACCCGATCAAGCGCCGCATGCGATCGCCCGTGCACGGCGCTGAACACCACCATGCCTTCCTCGACGCGGGACATTTGTGTCCCAACCGGCGTCGGCGCTGGGCCGTTCGACGGCGTGTCGTCCATTGACGTCCGCACGATACCGCGGGCCGCATCGACCACAAACCCGAGAAGCTGAAACAACACACTCGACGGCTGGTTGAATGGCGCCGGCATCACCCTCTTGCGCACATCGTCCGCCTCAACGCCGGCGTCGATCTCCAGCATCTCGCCGATCACCGGCCGCCTGTTCTGGCCGCTGATGCCGGCGCCCTTCAGGACAAACCCAGACATCGCATTGTTCGCGTGTGCCGAATCCAACAATGCGCGCAGCGCCCCCGTCGCCGCCGCGCTCAAGCTGCCGATGATCTGTGGAAAGCCGATCGCGTATGGGCCGCGCCAGGGGATAAACGGGAACTCGAACATATGCTCGATCGGCTCACGCGCTTCATCGCCCTGTTCCCAGTCGCGATACATCGCCAACATTTTGCGCGTAGAGACGTCGATCGAGATCAGATATGGCGACATTTCTCCCGTTTTCTCTATGCCGCCAAGGTACTCCTCCGCCTCCTCTGGAACCTGCCAGTAATTCGCGACTTCGTAGATGGGTCGGTTGTCGTCCAGGTTTCCAGTCGAGGGCTCAATGCCTTCGACCTTGTTGCTCGCGGCCTGCGCCTTCGTCGGCTCATCCAATATCGACGCCGGCGGGAGGTCCAAGTCCAAATACATGCCCGAATCGATGCGATGCTTGAGCTCCACCCGGTCGACCAATTCAGAGAACGTTTTCCGCGGCGATGACGCGAAGTCCGCGGCGCCGAACGGAATCCACACCTGATCGATCGGCGCGAACTCCCACCGCGGGCGCTTGAGCCTATGATCCCAGTACTGCCGCAGGTATTGCGAACCGCCCAAAGGGACCTGCGTCAGCAGTGTTTCCAGCGTGCCGCGAGCTTCTTTGATCTGGGTTGTCATTTGCCAGTTCATGTGATCGGCAACGCGAGAAGCCTGCGCCTGTTTTTCGGCGGTTACCGCGCCGACGATGTTCGGCTTCACCGGGCCGGCCGGTGGAAACAGTTCCTTGATGAGCCGGCTTTCGCAGTCGATGCACGCTTCGGTCAACATCGGGTGCACGACGCGGGAGGCACCTTCGAACTGAGCGCCACCGGGGGCCTCTTCGCCGAGGCCGGTCCGCTTTATCCCTTCCTCGTACTGCTTGTCGCGCCTTTTCCGCGCGTCCTTGTCCTCGTCGATCCGCCGCAGCAGGTCCTGCACGATGTCGTTTTTGATGTTATCCGGGAGCACCGCCGCGAGGTTGCCGTAGAACTCGGTATGCGGCGGCGCCGACTCCGCCCGCTCGCCAGGTAGATCGACGAAGCTGTTACCGTGTTCGTCCTCGACCAGAAGGCTCGAATCCTGGTCCGGTTCGAGCGTCACGTACTCGTCGAATTCCGCTCCATACACCAACGCCGAAGCGGCGCGCTCCGGCGGGATTTGGTTGGGCTGGACCGGCTGCGGGGGTAGCGGCATCGATGGCTCCTGGCTTTCTGGCGCCAGCCTACATTATCCGCCTACCAGTTCGCCAGCGTGCCCACTTTTGATCGCAAACTCGAAGTAGCGGCCGGGGCTTTCCGACTGCCGAAGCGCCTCGTGATGTTCCGGGCCGGCCGTGGGATACCGATACGTCGGGCCCGGCGTACCATGCTTCGTCCTGAACTGGACGAACAGCGCGTGGCCGTCATGCCCGACGGCGTGAATTCTGGTCGAGTCGACCGCGTGCATTTCCATCAAACGATTCCTTCTGTCGATAGACGGTCCCGCACCTCGCCTGTCACGCGGTCTATTGCGTAGCCGACTTGGTAATTGATGCGCTCGAATTGCGGTCCGGCATCGGACGCCGGCGGCTCGACGGGCAACAGCGCCTCTCGCTCCGATCTGTCCAGCGCGTACAGGCCGGCCGGCGCGATCGCGACGTGCGCATGCGTCAGCGAAAACAGCCGGTGCTCTTTCAAGAGATCGCAGTTTTCCAGCACCCAGGCCCTGGCCGCTGCCTCGATGTCCTTGATTGGGATCGCCATCGCCCTGGTTCGCCGCAGCAAGTCCAACTGCCAATCGTTCAATGCCACCCTCGGCGGCTCGGTCGATTCCCACGGTATTTGGGGAGCGGGCAGCGTGTCGGACTCGGTCGGTATCGCCGGATTGTTTTCGACGCGCGGCTGGTCGACCGAACCCACAGACCCCGCCTCGGTCACTCGCACCAGCACATCGAGCGCGGGACGCTCCAGCCGAGCCTTCTCGACCCCAGCCGCCAGCGCCGCCGCGAGGTCGGTCAGCGACTGCACATCGCCTTCGATCGTGATCGGATCCGTGATGGTGACCGTATCGCCGCTTTCGTCGATGAATGTCACCTTCATGATACATCTCCTGTTTTGATTTTGAACTCGCCGCACGCTGGGCTGCCCTTCCCGACGGGAGGATACGCCGCCAGTTCCCGAGGAGAGAACTGCGGGCCGCCAGACCGCACAACAGCCCCCTCGATCGGCACCATCATGATCGTCACCGTCGGCGGATGGGCGATACACCCAGTCGCGCCGTTCGGGAACCGGTGAAAATACTGGCACCCCGATTCGCAGGTCAGTCCGTCGGCGAACGCAGGCAGCACAACTTTTCCGTTCATACCTCAATCTCCACTTTATGGACCAGCCGCCAGTCCAATTCCGGCCGCAGCCACGGCGTGGCATCGTCGGTCATAGGACTGGCTCCGATTCCGTCTCCGATTCCGTCTCCGGTAAAATCACCAACCGCGTCCATGCGCACCAAACAGCCTCTATCTCCCCAAAAGGGATACGGAACCTGACCCGCACGCGAGCGGGATGGTAGCACCACCACAGCAGACCATCGGGGTTGTTTTCAGCGTATTCGAGAATTTCAGCACGAAGCGTCGCGATTGCCAACATGTCGCTTTTATACCACCGCGGCTCCCAGCTATTTTCGGAATGATCGACGCCAAGCGTGACGTAGTTCATCCTCTGGCCCACTGGAGGGCCATCCCATTGCGGCGGCAGCTCATCCGCAATGTCGCGAAGCATCGTCTCCGCCGCGGCCTCGACAAAAGGAAGCAACCCGCTCGAAAAAAACCGAGCGTGGGATTGTAACTGAATAAAGCCCGTTGTGCGCTTTTCCCAACGGTCACCGCCTGGCCACTCTTCCCATTCCTCAGTATCGACCAGATCCTGGGGAGTCATATTTAAATCTTCGATATCCTCCAGCGTCACGGAGGACTTAGCGAGAAGTTCGCGCCGCCATTCAGCGTGTCGCCAGGCGATGTCCGCGTCGTCGGGCCCCCGTTCGATCTCGTCGTCGCTCATCGCTCATACTCATTCCGCCGCGATTTCGTCGTCGTAATACAGGTCTTTCTGGAACCCGATCACCAACCGCGTCCTTGCTAACCACAAAACGTCGGTCGTGCCGAACGGCACTCCACCAAGCACCTGTATCGGCGGCGTCGTGCGCCACCAAAGCCTATCACCAGGAGTGTCCTTCGCATATTGGAGAATTTCAGACCGTATCGCAGCGATAGCCTCCCGTGCCGTTTCGTATGTTTTTGCTTTACCTTCACCCGCACCAAGCGTCTGGTAGCGTAGCCCGATGTGATCGGCACGCGGTAAGCCGGTCTTTTGCGGAGGAAGCTTGCTCGAAATTTCCAAAATCATCGCGTTCGCCGCAATTTCGGCAAATGAAAGGGCTTCAACAATAGCTGATCTTCGCTGTCTCTGGGCATGGATGAACGTCTTGTCGCGCTTCACCCACCCTCCCACAATTTCGTCTTCTTCCCACTCCCCCGACAATGTTAGTTCAGCCTTTGGGACATTGAAGTCCAGCATGGCGTTATGCCCAAGCGCATCGCCGGAGACATAGTCTCGCAACTTGCGCCCATCAACCTCGATGTCAAGCCAGTTTTTCATCACGCTTTTTCCTCAAATTCCATAGGGGTTCACCGCTTCTCGCACACGCTCGCGATCTGCCGCCTCGGCAGCCTCAATCCTATCCTGATCCAGCTTTTCGTCCAAATCCAGAAACTTCTGCTCTGGCGTGGCCTCAAGCATGCCGCGGTCGCGTAGGTAGGCAAACGCCGATGTCGTAACGTCGACGTACTCGTCGTGCTCAGTCGTGCCCTCTCCTCCGAACGCACACACCTGTTCGAGGTAGGGCTCGGCCCAGTCGATCGGCAGACCGCTTCGATCCGACCGCCCGCTTTCAGGCACCCAAAGCATGCCCTGCTGGATCAGGGGCGATATGGCATGCGCCCGCATCGTCTTCCCGATTCGCGGGTTGTAGGGCCACGTCGGCACCCCCCACTTTGCCATGAACTGCCGCAACCCAGGCCCGGAAGACGCGTTCTCGATCAGCACCATGTCCGACCGCCGGCCGCGGCCTTTTGGCCCCCACAAGGTTCGATGCTGCGCCCGCGCCCGCTCCAGCAAATCGGGCAACCCCAGTCTTTCCGTCCAGCAGTCCAGCAGCAAACACGCGTACTTCGACCTCACCCGGTATTTCTTCCGCTCCTCCTCGGTGAAGCACTGAGCCACGTTGAACACGCCCAGCACGATCGACCCAGAAGGATCCGTCTTCTGGGATTTCTTGTCGAAGTTCTCCTCAGACGCAGCCGTGTCGTATACCTCCAGGATGAACGAGAATTCGGGCAACTTGCGCGGCTTGCCAGTGTCGGGATCCTTGGGCCAAAGCCTGATCCACCCTCGCTTCAAGATCGCAAGATCGGACTCCTCATCGATGTAGAGTCCGTCGATCTCCTGTCGCCCGATCGCCGTCCCCGCCAACGACAGCAGCGTGGTCCGATACGCCTTGGCCAGGTTGTTGATGTTCTCGTACGAAGAGCCGCGCACGACCCGAACGCCGGCCCGCTTCTCAAACCGCTTCAGGAAAGGGATCGGCCTCGGCGTCGTCGCCATCACCGCCCGCGAAGGCGTTCCATCGGGATATCGAAGCCGCAACCCGAACAGCGCGTTCGTCATCGCCAGCTCCAGGTTGCCCGCCGGCTTTTCCCACTCTCGCAACTCATCCGCGATCATGTTGTGACACTGGGGGCCGCGCAAACGCCCCGCCTCTTCCTGCGCACCGAACCCGCGGATCAGCGACCCGTTCGACAGCCGCAACTCGTGCAAGGACTTGTTGTAGGCCTTCTCCACGCTCTGTTCGAACAAGCACTCAACCGGGATCGTCGCCAAAAACCCGGCCGGCCCTTCGAACAGCGTCCCGCGCACATCCGAAAGCGTCGGCGCGATCGCGTGCGTGATGATCCCCGGCACCCGCCAATCCTCCCACCACGCCCACTGAACCGTGGCCGAAGTCTTCCCAAAGCCGCGCCCGGAAAGGAACAAAAGAATATCCCAGTCGTGGTCCGCCGGCGGTATCTGCTTCCCCTTCCGAGGGTGCTTCCACGCATCCACAAGCCACACACGACGCGCAGCGCCAGCAGCCGCCCAGTCAGGGCCAAGGTCGTCAATCTGTTCAGCCGTCAGTGGCACCGGTCACCAACCAGCAGACCCTGGAACGCAATATCACCAGGGAGGACGGACAAAGGAACCTCTGTGCCATCGCCAATACAGATCATCGCCCGAAGCCGCCGCACCTCATCCTCCAGCTCGCCGATCCTCGCCTTGTCCCCCGCAAATCTCGCCGCCAGAACCTTGGCGTTGAACCGCTTCTGGTGCCGACGCGCACACGCAACACACCGGCCCATGCTCACGTAGCGAGTCGGCGAACTACAGGCACGGCACGGCGCACCATCCACAAACTCAGCCAAACGGTCAACCATCCGCTCATTGCCCTTTCATCGTAAAATTTTCCAAAAATTTGGCAAAATTCAGGGAGGGGTGACAAGAAAATTCGCGCTCGCCAGGAGAAAGGGGGGGGGTGGGGGTCACCGTTCTCCGCCACCCCGCGATCCCGGCGGCCGGGTGGTTCCGGTGCCGCCGGGCTGCGGCTGACGATGCGGGAGAGGAAGTCAAGCCAAAGCGAGGGGCTGACTGCGGCTGAATGGCTGGTCAAGGGGCGACGTGACCAATGCAAACGGCGCCGTCGCCCCGCGTGATGCGCCCGGACGCCTCGTTGCCGTCCGCCCGCTTGCTGGCGCCGTCGAGCGCGGCGGCGAGCCTGCTGCGGTCGGCCTCGCCGATATGGTCGGCAGCTAGGTCGCCGATCACGCGGTCGAGCGGGTTATAGACTGGCAGGCCGCGTATCATCTCCAGCATGTGCAGCAGCGATGCTTCGGTCAGCGCCGGGACTTCCGCGGCGGCCGGCGCAACGGCAACGCCACCCAACACGCGCACCGGCTTGTCAGCCGCTACGATCCACGCTGCTGGGTCGCCGGGCACGGACCACGCCACGGGTGGATCAGCGTATTGCAGCGCGCTCTTGTTAACGGGATCGTCCATGCCCCTCCTACGGTGTCGGGCGGAGGATCGCACACGTGAGCGCCAGCTGCAACGTGCGGCGTCTGCCTTCAGGGGTCCACCGCCACCGCCACCGCCAGCCACCCCGGCGCCCCCGCGCTCGGCGCCAACCGCTGGGCGAGGCTCGCCCGGCAAGCCCCGCTGCCGGTCGCCGCGCTGGGCGGCATCGACGGCCGGTCTGTCGAACGATTGCCCCGCGGCCGGTGTATCGGGATCGGCGCGATCGGGGCGCTGGCCCGATAGACCGGGCGTCCCCCGTGCCGGTGCCCCGCATGTCGGCGCAAGCGAGCATGACGGCACGCGGCGACCACCGCATCTCTCACGGCGCATGGACTGTTGCCCCGCGATTTCCCGAATAGCCCCCATCAATGCCCGCGTCCCCGCGGCGGTCAGGTCGCACGTCATGAGGTGCGCCTGAACGAACGCCGCCGCACCCGCCTTGTCTCCGGGCGGCTTCTCCGTCAGCCCCAGCACCGCGCACAGTGGCGCCGCGAGCGCCCCCAGCGCCACCCCGCCGTCCACCGTGGCGACCAATACCCGGCCGCACCGCTGTATCGCGGCCGCACGCGCCAGTATCGTCCGGTGCACCGGGTCGCCGCGCCGTGCCTGCGCCGCCGCGATGCGCGCTTTCCCCTCGGCTGTTTTCGGTCCGGTCGAGGCCCCGCCATGCATCCGGCACCGGCCGTTCGCCATCGCCGGACCTTTACAGGGGCAGCCCAACCGGGTCTTCGCACCGCAGCGCGGCGCCTAATTCGGGTTCCCCCGAGGGTTCCCGTTTCGCAGCGGGCCGGCCGCGCGCTCACGGCGTATGGGCGCTGGCCGAACGCGGCGTGCGGGTGTCCGTCGATACCGCAATGCCGCGACCATGGCGGCGGCGCTAGCTGCCGGCGCACTAATTATCAACGATGTTTCCGGGCTGGCGTACGATCCGGCTGCCGCCACGTTCACGCCGGGGCGATTGGCGGCGGCGTTGGCGGCGGCGGCGGTGCAGCCACCATTGCGTGACGGGGTGGCGGCGAAAGAGCATCGTCCGGCCGCGCCAGTGCGGCCGCACACGCGACCAACACCCATCCGGCGAGCGATAGGCCGGCCTCGTCTGCCGACGCTTTCATGGCCGCATGTAGGGCATGCGGGATCCGGATGGGGACCTGCTTAGAGCGTGCATTGATTGCGCGTGTTGCCATGCCGGCAACATAGCGGACCCGTCCGGGCAGTGGGATGCACATATCGCATAAGTGGGATGCAGTATTGTGTGGGTGACATAGTGGGATGCACCGAGTATACCTCTGATCACCGGACGGCAATGGGCTGGACGGGAAAATGGGAGATAGGATCATGGCACGTAACGCGCAATACTCGGAGCAACCTACCTACGCTGGCGATGCGGCCTATTTGGCTCAATGCGCGCGTAGGGGATGGGAGCCGGACGAGGCAGATTACGCCGAATACATGCACGGGCGGGGCCTGGATACGTTCGGCCAAGCCCGCTGGTATTATTTTAATCACCCGAGACTTGGCTAGGATACGGAATTATGAGCGAGGTTGTCGTGACCGTCACAGGCCCAACGGGGAGCGGAAAATCTCGGATCGTGTCCGAGATTGAAATCGCTCTCAAGGCTATCGGCGTCACTGTTCGCTGGACCGATCCGCGTGACCAACGCGCCGCATCCGAGGAAGCGTGGGCGGAAGCCAATGGCGCATGGCATCCCGATCTACCGACTGTTTGGCTGCAAGAAATCAACATCGTCAACCCGACCGATTAACCCCACCCTATCAGGAGACCGACAATGACCACAATCACACTGACCGCCGAACAGACCGCTATCTATGATGGCGACGACGAAAGCGCCGCACGCGACATGATGCGGGCGGTCGTGCGCAACGCGCGGGACATGCTCACCCAGACCGCAGAGCCTGTCACCATCGAGACGGACGACGGCATCGTTGTTGAGTTTGTCGAGTAGCGCAACCCTATCAGGAGACAGGATCATGCACGACTTCAACACCGACAACACCGACAACACCGAGGGCTACACCGTAGTGCAGTTCGACCGCGAATACTACGGTGAGCGGGGCACGGACCGCATCACTTGCCGCTTTTTGAACACCTACACCATGCGCTATCGGCCCGCCGGGTTCGCGACCCTCCCACCCGGCATTAAATGGGATTACGTCGCAATGCCAAGTCGCTCGGATCTGTTTATCCCGTTCCGCCGCGACCTGCCGGCGGAACCCCGCCATCCTTTCGGCGTTATCCGAACCAATAGGCCGCTGACAAGAGATGAAATGAAAATTTACGAGGTTGAGGTAGTTTACGTCTGATTCCCGCACGGTCCGGGGCGTGCTCCCCGGTCCTAGTGGCGACCAGCCGATAACCAACGGGAGACAGGATCATGGACGAGTATATCGTTACCCGCACGAACGAACAACGCTATGTCGTTCGCCGCATCTATAACCGGCATGGCGACGCCGATTTTTTGATCGGCTGGGACATCATCTGGGGGCCAGTGTGGAGCAGGCCGCGCGGGAATGCTTTGACTTTCGATGCGGGTGAGGTCCGGCGGGCGGTGGAGTCTGCTGTGGCCATCATGGCGCCGCGTCCATGGTGCGTGCCTGACTTTGGCACTCATTCGCGCGTACACTCGAGCTATGCGCCCTATCCCGGCATGCGGAGGGACGAATGATGCTGACCGCGTCGCCCCCGCTCACGGACAACGGATCATACTCACACCACGCAACCGCCGGGCCACCAGCGCAGCCCGAAGCGCCGCGCGTTGCTCAGGCTCAGGTCTAGCTGGCAGCGCCTCTAAATCGTCCTCGGCCATATCGGCGTAGGCATCCGCCGCTTGCATCCTAGCCTTGCGCACGCGGCGGGGGAAACGCCCACGCAGATAGCGAAGCGCATGGGCATCGCACGCAGCAGCGTCTACCGCTTCCTGGCCGCATCCAAGGGCGATTCTGACGCAGTTAGAGCCGACTGACCGTGCGTAAGGTCAACTAATGTCGTCAGATTTCAATGCCTTGCCGTGAACAAACGGGCAATTCAGCCTTCGAACTCAATCTCGCGCGCCTCGCCCTCAATCAGGTGCGCGCCCGACTCCAGGGACGCGAGGTCCGCCAGCAGCGTCTTGCGCGCGGAGCTGGCACGCTCGGCAACCAGCACGTTGACCGTGACGCCGGCGCCTCCGGTTTTTTCGGCATAGTTGTCGGGATCCAACTTGCTGGCGAGGTATTTGAACGCGTCGAACTTAAGTCTGGCCAAATTCGCGACGCGCGGATCGGTCGCTTCGGCCACGATCAACGCCCCCTTTTCGACCCACCATTGGGCTTGTGTGCGGCGCGTTTGGGTGTAGAGGGGACGAAATGCGGGGTTGCTTTCGAGCCATCGAATCACCGAGAAATAAGACGGCATATCGGGATCGTCGCATATTGAGGTCAGGAACTCACCGTGGGCCATGCGTGCGCAGACTTCGGTGAAGATTTCGACGCTGCATGTTGAGGGTCGGCCGATGTGCCGTGGGGACGGTTTGAGGGCGAGATAGCTGTTGTCTGCTGTTGCGTCGTCCGAGGTTGCTGCGGGGGACGTGGTGCCTGTATCTGGTGTAGGCTTTTTTTTGCGCTTTGAGCCGGGCTTGGGGCCGCGCTTTTTTGGGTGGGCCTTGGCGTAGGCTTTTGATCGGGCGCGTGCTGCTGCCTTGCGTGGGCTGACCTTGCGGCCGGGCTTGAGTTTGCGCTTGACCAGGTCCTGGCTGGCGTCGGTTTCGGGCGCTGGTGTTGGTGCTGTTGTGTCCATAGGTTGCGATCTTTCCAGGGTCGCTGCTGGTTTGTCCAGCGGTAGCTCTCGCGTGTGCGCGGGGTACCAGTATATGGCTCTCCCCATCTCTCCCCCTCCCCTCTCTTCCCCTCTCGTGGCGTGGCGTGTCAAGGGGTTTGTTGGCTTGTCGTTTTTTGACGGTTTGTGGGGGTTGTTGGGGCGCGACGGTTGGCCTCTCTATATGGATGAGGCGATAGGGCTAATATTTATTCGTTTTTTGACGTTTTTGTGGTAGACGGACGCGATCATTGACGCCTATAGGGGGTCTATGGACGGATGTGCGGCGATTGTTTGACGGGGGATGCCAGGTCCCTGCCGCGTTGTCCGGTTTAGAGAGAGAGAGGAACCAATCTGATGACCAGGAACTACAACAATGTCCCGATGATCGGCATCACGGATACCGATTACGATACCCTGCTGTGTCACCTGTCCGAGCAGGTCGCGGCGTGCATGCCGCCGCACCTCGGGTGCCAGCGAAACAACGCCGCGACCGACGCGCTGGCCAATACGTGGCAGCCTGAGATGACCGCTCGGGAGTGGCTCGCGGCTGCAGGTAGGCTTTTAGGCTGCGATACCAGCGCATGCGTGGGGGCGTGAATCATGGATAAAAAAACGATCAAGGTGTCGGTGCGTTCGGTTTATGGCCGGGAGACGGTGTATCCCGCTTGCCCTGACGCCGCGGCGTTCGCGGAACTGACCGGGAACAAGACGCTGACGGATAGTGCGTTGGAGCTGATTGAGCGGCTGGGCTACACCGTCGAGGTTGTAGCGCCTGCCATTACTCGGAGGGCTGCGTGATGGGCTACACCGTTTTCGACAACCGCGTTGGCTTTCGGATTGGCGTCGATCTACGGGGCCTCTCCGAAGCGGACGCGGCGCGGGAGCTACTGACCGAGGGTGACGGTTATACCCACGAAATTCGCCGCGACGATGCCGGCGACGGCTGGACGCTTTGGACATCGCTGGCCTCGTCCGCGTCGCCCGCTGGTGGCAGGATGGCGAAAACCGGCGCCTACAGCCTTTTGGCCGACGAAGAAGCCGCGACGGCGGAGATATATGCCGAAGTGGTGCGACGCTGCCTGCGTGGCGCCAACTGGGGCGGGCGTCTGTCTGTCATGACGGACGCTGAATACGACGCGATTGAGGTTGAGGCGCGCGGGGCGACCTGGACCGCGAATCAATCGTGGAACCCGGACAAGCCCCCCCCGGTCCTAGTGGCGACCAGCCGGCAACAGAGAGGACTCACGACAATGACCACGAAACACGAATCCGCCGCCCGCGCCGCGACACTGGGCGCGCAACTGGCCCTACACGGCGCGGCGAGCGTACCGCCCCCGCCCCCTCACGTCATCGGCAGGCTTGTGGCCACGATGCAACGCGACGCCCGATCCGCCGTCGCATGGGAAACGGCGCGCTGCAGCTATCCGATGACGGAGAAACAGAAGGATCGCGGGCAGGCGCGCATCGAACGGCTGCAACGCGTCGTGAATATCGCGCTGGAGCTATCCTTCCCGTGCGATCCCCCGACGGTCAGCTATGGGGGCGATCCGCGCGGCCCGTGCGCCTTCCTACGTATCCCTGGCGTTCGCGGGGACCTGCGGGGCGATGACGCCTTCGCGGTCTACTGACATGAGCGCTACAACGCTGCTCTACGGCGGCCCGCACTATGAGGCTTGCTGGATTGCTGGCCCTCACGGTGGCCTATGCGTGACGCGCGCGCGGGCACGTGGTGGCGTGAAGTTTCCCGATGCGGGCGGAGTGTGGCGCGAGGCGTTCGCCTCCGCGATTGACGACGACGAACGGCACGCACTGTGCCGAACCCTCATACACGAAAGGTTCTGACCATGGGCTGGTTAATTTCCTACAAAAAGCTGCGGCTTGGCGAAACCGTCGATAGCCGGATGCGCGACAACATGCGCTGGGATCGACACGACGCCTCCACGGGCGAGAAGCATGAAATCGCGGCATCCGCGACGGTGGGATCGACGTGGTACGCCGCCGTGCGGCACACCCGCGCCGATGGCACATTCGAGACGTTCGCCATTATCTGCCTTACGTCCAAGGGCAGCCGAAAGCGTGGCGACGGGTTTGGCTACAAGGACATGAGCGAGGACATGGGGCCGTTGGAATGTTCTTGTCCAGCCCGCATCCTGGACCTGTTGACGCCAACGGACAGCGAATACGCGAACGATTGGCGCCGGCGGTGCAGGGATCGCGCGAAAGCATCCCGCCAGCGGCGCGCATCCGCCCCCAAGCCCGGCGCCCGAGTGACGTTTAACCCGCCGATCATGTACGGCGGCCAGCCGCTTGCCGAATTTATCATCATCCCCAACCCGCCACGGACGCGAGGGCTGATCGCAGAACGTGCCGACGGGTTGGGTGGCGTGTACCGCCTGCCAATGGACCGGCTGGCTGACGCCACAATTACCGCCTGACCGCCGCCTAACCCACCAACAGGAGGAACCGACACCATGAACGACAATCTGACCATGACGCTGGCGCAAATACGCGAGCGCCGCCCCTGCGAGAACGGCTGGAAAACACTACTGGCAAGCCTCGGAGGCGCCAGCACGAGTCTGGCGACTCGTGTGTCCCTTGGCGACATAGCCAGGAGTAACGGCCCGGCGGACGCATGGTGGTGTGTCCGCGTGCTGGACTGGTCCGACGCGACGGTACGACGCCGGGTTGTGAGCGTGCTGCTGCTGACTGTCCGCCGGGCCGCAACGCACACAACGGACGAGCGGGTCCACGCTTGTATCGATGCCGTGCAACGCTGGTGCGATGGCGATAATTCCGTCGATTTAGAAGCGGCGGCGCTGGCGGCGGAGGCGGCGGAGGCGGCGGCGCTGGCGGCGGAGGCGGCGGCGCAGGCGGCGTGGGCGGCGGAGGCGGCGGCGCAGGCGGCGTGGGCGGCGGCGGGGGCGGCGGAGGCGGCGGCGGATGCGGAGGCGCTGGCGGCGGAGGCGGCGGCGCGGGCGGACCTGATCGCCGCATTTCCCCCTCTGTTTAACCCCTACAGAGGAACCTGACATGGCAAACACCTGGGACGACACACCGATGACACGCTGCGCGACCGCCGCGCTACCGGTGTTGATCGACGCACACGCCTATTTTCATGGGCTTGGCGCGCCGAAGGCCACTAGGATCGCGGAACGCATCGCGGGGCTGCTGGAGCAAATCATCGACTGCGCTGGCGATGTGCAGGCGTACGGCAATAGCTGGACCGGCGGGCGCGGGCGCGAACTGGCTGATCGGGCGTACGAAGCGACCCGCGAGTACGACAAAATCACGAATGGCGAGTGAGACTCCCCTGACGCCACCCGCTGCGGCGGATGGCGACACGGCAGCCTTATCCAGCAGGCCCCTGCCAGGGGGCGAACACCAGAGAGAGGACACCAGAGACATGCGAACCACGATCATCGCCGCCGCCCTGACCATCGCGGCCGGCACAGCCCATGCCGACCCGGTGTGCATGAGGCCCGCCGATCTTGTTTGGGCGCCAAAGGCGATCCAGCACGATTTCGCGACCATCGACATTATGAAACGCGGTTGCGTCACCAGCCCGCAAATCATGGGGTACCTCGCGGCGCTGAAGGAACTGCGCGCCGACGCCAAGGGCACCAGCCGACGGGACCGCATCTGGGCGATCATGTCCCGCGAAAATCCCTGACCCGACACCGCCCCACCAAAGACAAGGACCCCAACCATGCCCCTCACCACGCTCATCTACAGCGGCCCGAGTTACGAGGCCTGCTGGCTGGACGGACCCCATGGCGGGGTTGTGGTGACACGCAAACGGGCGCGGGACGGGATCACATACCGCGACCTTGGCGGGCTTTGGCGCGATGCGTTCGCCTCCGCGATTGACGACGACGAACGGCACGCACTGTGCCGAACCCTCCTACATGAAAGGTTCTGACAAATGGGCTGGTTAATTTCCTACGAAAAGCTGCGGCTTGGCGAAACCGTCGATAGCTGGGACAGCGCAGCATGATCGGCGACACGCCAGCGGAGGCGTGGTTGCGATCCTGCCCGCCGTTGCCGCCACGCCGTCGCAGGGCGCTGCGCCGGCAGGTTTGGATCATCCTAACGTTGCTGGTCATCGTGGCCGTGCTGGCAGGCTTGGCGGGGACGTACAGGCTATGAGCGCGCTCTCCGAAGGCTGCCTCGCGTTGCTGCTGATCTTCGGGCTGGTCGCAGTGACGGTCGGGGGATACCGACCGCTCAACGCGGCCGAGCGCGCAGGCTGGCACGCCTATCAACAGCGGCTGGCAGCGGCGAAACGCGCCACCCCCGCGCAACGGGAAGGGACCAACCGATGAAACATAAAATCTGGGTATCGACCGTCACGCATCGCCACGGCACGAATAGCCATGCGGCGGGAAGCGAAGCGGGCTGCCGGCTTTACGGGTCCGACGTCACCAACATCGACGCGGGCGCCTACGCCAGCCGGGGCGAAGATGGCGTGCGGGTCGCAGCGTGGGTGCTGGTCCCCAACGAGAAAGCCGCGTCATGACCGGCGCCACGCGCCCGTTCGTCTACGCGGAAATCGGCACCGTATGCGAGGGCGCCGACACCCTGCGCAAGCAGCTATCCGCGTTCGCCGAGGAGCTGCAACGGCAAATTTCGCGCCAGCGCGCCGGATACCCGAAGACACGCGGCGCGGCCAAAATGCTGGTCATCGTGTCGCGCTCCAAGCTGGCGGACCCGGACTACGACATCACGGATCGGGATGTGTGGGAGGTGTCCGACATGCTGGCGCATTTCGCCCCGCCCTATGTCTCATTCGACAAGGCGGCGGCGGCCGATGGGCGCTACGGCTTCCACGTGGACGCCATGGCGCTGGAGGAGGGAATGGCTAACGGTAGCGTGCTGGTGGTGCGCAAGTTCAGCGAGATTCCGCGCCAGCACGGCCGCGGCGTGGCCATGATCCACCCCGATGGCACCGTGTCGTACTTTGCCCGCCGCCGCGCCGGGCTGGACCGCTTATGGGGACCGGTCGCGGTGTACGCCCCGACAAAGACAGAGAAGGACTGACCATGCCGACGATCTACTACACCTTGGACGCGGACGGTGCCTACATCTGGCGCGATGCCCGCATACTCGAATGCTCCTCTTTGGAGTCGGCCACCCGGATGCTTTTGGCCGACTACGATCCCCGCGACTGGGACCACACCAGCGCGAAGATCGGGTTTGGCTTCTGGCCAATGGACAATCTGACGCTGCAACAGCGGCAGACGCTTGTTGTCACCAAGATCAACCCCACCAATCGGAGAAACAGGTCATGAAATACCCAATCCGCGTCTGGGAAGAACAGACGCTGTTTGACTGCGCCGACTACATGATCGAGGCCGGCAGCCCCGAGGAAGCGGCAATTATCGCGAAGGAGTTGACGCTGGCCGCGCGCGATGCTGACTCGCCCGTCCCCGATATCCGCGTCACGACACTCGACCCCGGCGGGTTCGACGACGTGGTGCCGCTGGACCCTCACGAGGTCGTGGACTCCTTTCTTGGCGTCACGTTGCTGGACGCCAACCGTGCGCGGCTTCGCGACCTACTGCCAAAGCGGGCGTTCAGTCTGGACGACAGCAGCATGATCGCTGCTAAGTTTAAGAACGCGGCAGAAATTGTCACCGTCATGGCGGATGCACTTCGCGCGGCTTACCGACAACTGCGAAGCCCCGACTCCCCGACGATGGTTGGTGAGGCGCTTCGCAAGGTTGATTCCGCACTTCGGGTGGCGGGAGAACCGACATGACGCCAGAGGAATCCTTGCGCCGCATTTACGAGGCGTTCAACGATCAGGACGGCAGCTACTGGGCCGACAACGTGCTCCGGACGATCCGCGACACGATGGAAGACGATCCGACCTTACGTGTGCGCGGCGTCGGTCGTGTGGCCGATGAACCGCGCGCACTGCTGGTGCTGCTGACAGACATCCCGACCGACAACCAACTCCGCGAAATGCACGACTACTTGCGTGAGTGGAAGCGAGACTATGAGGATATGACATGACGTTCCCGCGTCCAACGTGGAACCCGCACCGCGAACCCTGCGGAGAATGCCACCTACAAGACGGCGAGACTTGCGACATATGCGGCGCCAGCGTGCCGCTTGACCCCGACCGCCTCCGCGATGACCGCGACGAACGCCGCCGGCTGGCGAAAGAGTAGCCCTACACCGACGCCTAACCCCTCGGGGCTTTAGCCCCACCTTGGAAGGAAATCACGGAGAACCGGCGTTTGGGACATGGCGTCGGTGTCCCGCATGCGTAAGGTTCCCTATCTCGTGGCGTTATTGCTGGTCTTCACGGTCACGCGCCAAATTCATTTCGTGCGCTAGCCGGCTCAAACACCCTAGCATTCGAGACGTATCGACGCGGCCAGCCCATGCGCTGATATACGACATGCCGTCCGATCGGATTTCAACCCAACATGCCCCAATGGTTTCTCCCGACCTCGCCCGTTTAAGGGTTTCTTCGAGGCGTTCGACAAGACCGGCATCCGGGATGGTCACGCCATAGACACAAACCCCAGGCATAAAGGCAATGTTTCCGTTATCAGCTGCTTCGGTCATGCTTCGGCCCCGCTCATCCAAACCTTATCTTTTCCAACTCAGCGATTGCCTTTCGGTGGTATTCGATCTTGGCTTGGCGCATTTTATCGGCGCGAGCGTTCGCGGCTTCGGCGGATGTGTGCCAATGAGGCTTGCTGTAATATAATCGTGATACCGATACACCGATATCGATTATATTTGGATATTCGTCTGAAAATATCTCCCCGTTCGCTTCGAAAATCCCTTTCGTCAGCGCGTATTTCGTGATCCATACCTTCACTTCTCTTCCCCTTTTGTCGAATTATCGCCGATAACCTTCCATCCGTTAGCGATGATGCGTTCCACCGCCACCGTTGCGGGAGGCGACGCCAGCGGCGGGGACGGTTCGATTTCCGCCCCAATGCCAAAGCCGAACCACGCCTCAAGCGCATCGGTGATGACAACGCGGAGCACGACCCGCCGCTTCTTTGCCTCCGCCTGGGCGGCATCGAAAAGCGCGGTCGGCACGCGGACGAATAACGGGGTGTGATCTTCGAGCTTTTGCATGCCCACACCATACCGATGGATTCGATATCTTATGTATGGGAATATGCGATATCAGGTATGCGCGAATTAGCCTTTTATTCGATATCGAATTGCCGCATAACCCCTTCACCGGACGGCGATGGGCTGGACGGGGGAATGGGAGACGGGACCATGGCCAAAGACATTTGGATTGCTGATGAAACCGGTCGCTGGATCGGCTGCGTGCGGAAGCAAATCGACGGGTGGGACGCCTTAAACTTGACACTCTCGGATTCCTACCACTTCGACACCAAAAAGGAAGCGACGAATTTCGTCCATGCCTATTTTGGGCCAATCGCTCGCAAATACGCCGCCTAACCCCACCAACCGGAGGAATCCACGATGAACGACAACCTGACCATGACGCTGGCGCAGATACGCGAGCACCGGCCATGCGAGGACGGCTGGAAAACACTGCTGGCCAGTCTCGGTGGCGCTCGAGCACCCCTCACGACACGCGTGTCTTTGGGCGACATCGCTCGCAGTAACGGCGCGGCGGACGCATGGTGGTGCGTCCGCGCGCTGGACTGGTCCGACGTGACGGTGCGACGCCGGATTGTGAGCGCGCTGTTGCCGACTGTCCGCCGGGCCGCAAAGCACACGACGGACGATCGGGTACACGCCTGTATTGACGCCACTCAGCGCTGGTGCGGTGGCGATGATTCCGTCGATTTGGAATCGGCGGTGGCGGAGGCGGCGGAGGCGGCGGCGGCGTGGGCGGCGGAGGCGCGGGCGGCGGCGGAG